ATTATTTTGACGCACTATTGCCGGGCTATAAAATGGTGCTCCGCTGGTAAGTTGAGAACCAAACCCTCCAGCCCCCTCTGTCGCGTTTCCGGTTGAAATAGCCTGAAAGATTTTTGTCAGTACCTTTCCGTGATGCTGTAATTCATTTTCACTAAAATACCCGGCAACAACACTATTGGCGATAAGGGAAATAATTCCGTCACCACCTGACTTAAACCCGGTGTCATTATCACCAATCGCAATCGAACTTCCACCGATATTGTTATTAACATTTACGCCAAATGAAGATGTTTGCGGCAGCGTTAGCTTCCCGCTCATTTCATCGCCAGTTTTCTGGACAGCTCCTTCGGCTTTATCTACTGTGTCACTTAGACCAAGGTTTGAGAGAGCCTTAGCAATCGCAGGTGCGCCATCAGTTTTAATATCACCGAAAGGATTTGAACGACTCAGTAAAAGCGCTTTAAGTGCAGTTAAGAGCTGATTTTGTTTTGTTGGATCAACGTTAATACCTGCAGAAGCCAGAATCGTAAGAAGTTCTGACTGTGTATCTCTGACAGTACCCTGAACGTTATTAAGATGCTCGGCATCAACTATGGTCCCCAGCTCACCTGTGAGCGGATTACCATCATGGAAAAGATTATCCGGCGTCTGCACCGGTGGCATTAAGGGCCGCATTATTCATTCTCCTGATATGCGAAGTAGCAAAATGTATGAGCTGGTTTGAGATCGCGGAAGACTTCTTCAATAACCGGATCACCAAAGGAGGTCAGGCGTTCACCTGCTGGTGAACTGCCTGAGTGAAAGCGATAGGATTGCGCCCCAGCGTTCTGAATATTGACGCGCCATACCCAGATAATGTCTTCAACCCAGAGCCGATCACCGGCGCGGTTAACTCCCGCCCTGAAAGGTTGCGGTTCATCAATTGTGATGATGTAGCCAAGGTTACTGGCCAGTTGAGTAAAGTACGGAATACTGAGACCACCGACCTCAGCCATTTTGGCCAGTACACGCTGCTGGCGTTGCTGGTATGTCGCACCTTCAGCAGGAGCAAGGTCCAGGACGCGTTCCCAGTCAGACAAAAGGCTGCGTGCATAAAATGGAGTAACTCCACCTTCGACAAGCCCAGCAGACACATCGAGAGTGTCAAAAGCACCAGATTCTGATCGCAAGGATGCATCAAGCAGAGGCTGGCCAGGACTGTACGAAACGAGTGGCAGCAGACGATTTAACAGCGTGAAGTAGCTCATAGCAGCTCTACCTCAACGTTTCCTAATCTAAGCCATTCGACTTTCGTGGCATCGATTACAGGCTGAATATTTGTGGATGGTGTAACGATGTCATAGTCGGTGATACCTTGAATGAGAGAAATCAATGTCCCCGCCTGACTGCGGATAAAAGCCACTCCCGGCTTACGGCGCGAGTCATCGTCCTCCAGCGTTCCAGTAATAGCCTGTTTGGCTGCTGCGAGGGTGATTCCTTCCAGTGATACCTTTACGAGCACGTCAAATGCACGGATGACAGGCATGATGACCAGCGTGTTTTTTGCTGTAACAGGCCGAACATCGTCAATGTGAGCCTGCGTCCTGTCGATCACATCCTGAGAAGGCAACCCACCTGCAGACGTAATAACAACATCAACAGTGCCCAGCCCCCGTCGCAACGGATAAACATATGCTGCAGATACACCTGATACCTCCAGCGCCCAGCGTTTGTAATCATATTTATTACCGCCTGCAGGAGGTCGGCGAATGATTTCAAGCAGACGGGCAAGCAGCTCCGCATCAGTTTCCTCATCCGTACCGCCAGTCAGCAGACCAACGGTCACTGGGCTGTCAAACCCGTCAGGTGTAGTGGTCGGCGTTGCCGATGTGACTGAGGTGGTATTACCCGCAGTCCCGGACAGAGAAGACATTGCATTTACGGATGCTTTTCCATGCGACCCGATAGTAATTTCTGCGGTTGTTGTCCACGATACACTGTCGCGTTTGAACACAAGACCGGCGGCAGCTGCCGCGCCCGGTTCGCCGGTAAATGTGGCGGGCCCGGAGGCGCTGTTGGCCGCTTTTTTGCTTAAACCACGTAAACGGGCATGCAGATAGAGAAATTCGGAATCAGCTGTATCCGGGAATATCTGACGGACTATCCATCCCTGATGCTGATAAAGCCCCTCGGCAACGCTGGCCACACTTGACGCCCGGACATACCAGTCGCTGTCTGGCCCCAGCTTGTCATCTGACAACTGCAGGAGATTTTTGATATCCCGCAGAATGTCGGTGCGAATTTGCGCGGCATTTTTGGTAATGAATGGCATCAGCTGACCTTAACCGGAAATTTCCAGGTCTGCGGCGTTCCGCTCGCGGACGTGACGATGATATGAAGCAGCATCCAGCCTTTTTGCCAGTGCTCTGCAGTTACGGAAATGGACTTAGCGCGACCGTCATCAATAATCGGCTTCAGGGCCTGCTGCGAATACTGCACCGCGAGTTTCTGAACGCGGGAAACATCCTTTTCGCGGCGAAGAGTATGTAAAAGAGAGCCCAGAGCTGGATCAGCCCACCATGAGCCAAGGGGCGTCATCAGTCTTAAATAGACGGCATTCGCTAAAGTGTCCGAGCTGTCGCCGGTATAATCGCCGGTCGTTGGGTCAATCAACATTTCCATGCCGTAATACTATCGGCATGGAAATTTAAATTATCGGTGAAGGGGTTCAGTGGGTATTGCTTTTGAAGGAGAACTTACGTTACCACAAATTACATTGGCTGATTAGGTTTCTGCGTTGTGCCTGCATCGCCGCCGTGGTTGTGGTCGTGACCGTCATAAGTCTCGCGCATGGTGTTCAGCGTAGATTTACCGTCAGCAACTTCATTACTGCCTTTCAGCAATGGCGTATCAAAATCTGCCCGCTCTGAGGCTGTGGTTTTATACGTTTTTGTATTAACAATATGCTCTTCGGTATTCACGGTGTGTTTTTTAGTATTAACAATATATTCATCACAATTCACTTCAATAATTTTCCCGCGTTTCAGGATAATGCTGCTGCCTTCATCAGAATAAATGGCAAGCTCGCCACTTTTCAGGCTCTTTAACCTGTATGAAGCGTGTTCTGTGGCAATCACCACGCTATGACTGGTGCGCCCGTTCAGCGGGAGCATAATGGCTTTAGTACCCCTCGGCGGGTTGGATGTAAAACCGTACTGCTGGAACATCTCCACATCCTGCAGGGACTCCGTAGCCAGACCTTTACCCTGAATGGTCTGAATATCTCCGCCGCTGTTAACCCTTATTAAAACGCCCCTGAAGGCCTGTCTTATACGGTTTAACGCCGTGTTAATACGAGAATCAATTTTGTTCCACATCGATAATCTCCAGCTCTTTATTTACTTTGGCGCGGCGTTTACGTGATTTGCGTTTTTTCGGATAAGCATCCGGTATCCATATTCCATCCTCTTTGAGACGCAGGGTGGTAATGGTGTTGTCTGGACGTCCACCTGAAAACTCTCTTCCCATGAGGAAGTAAATGTCATCAATGCCATGTGGCTCGCTTCGGACACGTATACGCTGGCCCGGTTGCCATAACTGACCGTTCTCTATGCGATGGCCTTTAACAATGGCCGTCAGATCAAACCCGCTCAGACGGGCGTCAGCCATGGCCTTTCTTGCGCGATAATCAACCTGCGCCTGGTTATCAGCATCACCGGCAACCATAATCTGCGGACGATAGAAAGGTACGGTACTGTCGCGAACGGTACTGCGTAAGCCATGAAAGCCATTCTCTGCAGAGCCGGTGCTGTCATAAATATCATCGGCATCATCGGCATCATCGTCGTCTTCTGCGTCAGCGCTCTGGCCATCAACGTCAATTACATCGAGCTTCCCGGATTTTTTACCCTGGCCGTGTCCCTGTGCCAGCATTGTCAGTTCAGAGAACGCCCCGGTAATGGATGACCGGTCACTGAGATCGAGGACATTATTTCCCCGACCGTCACGATTAAGAATCAGCGTGGCCACCGGGTCTTTTGTGTAGTCCGGGCCACCAATAACCAGCGTGCCATCTGGCTCAAACCATGGCCATAACCCGCGTGCAGCAGCTGCTCGCTCAAGTGTATCCCACGCACGCTCTCCGGGTTCAACGCTGACCTTGTCATTACGCAGGGATGACTCAGCCTCAATGCGGCTGTTCGTTACCCCCAGCGGCCTGACGACCTGGGCAATCACTTCTTCAAGACTGAGCTGGCGGGAGGTGAAAACTGGTGAAGCGCAGTCAACAAGCACGGCAGCGCCATCGCGGCCGGAAAGCGATACAGACACCTGCTGCACGGATACGCGGCCCTGAACCAC